TAACAACTGCTACTATTGACCCAGTGAGAATGATTCGGCATTCCGAACAGCAATGTCGGTTGAATGGAAAATGAGCACGCGCATATTTCCAGCTGTTGCACCAGTAAACGGATCAACCATCAAATCCATGCCGCCCCAGGTACCGACTAACAAATCAGCCCAGTTACCAAAGAATAGCAAGCCGTCTTCGATCTGATTGGACTCTACGACTGGACGACTCAGAAGCAATCCGTTTTCGTCAAGTAAGAACCGACCAGATCCAGCATCAACAGCCGTATCCAGCATGTTTCCATAAACGGTCGTTTCCGTTGCATATGCAAGATTTCCATCAAGTGCGTTAGCTCCTGACAAATCAGATCTCAATCCAATCACTTCCGCCCTGGTTGGTGTTGAACCAGTCGAGAATGATTGAGTGCCAATACCAGTGACATTTGCAATGCCTAATGGCTGGCCACTTGATCCAGTGCCATGAAAAGCAGCCAGATCTTTTGCAAGTGCCACACTGGCCATTAAGTCAGCTCTTACAAAGTTCTCAATTGAAATAGAGCTTTGCAATCTGAGCTGTCTGCTGTAGTCAGTGAATACACCAAGCGTTCTAGGCGTTAGCGTAACTTGGCCTACTGTTTGCGTGCCTTCTCCAATTGTCCCACCGTCACTACCAACCCACCCAGCTGTAACGCCACCTGTTTGTTTTGGTATGGCAACATCACCCACAAGACCATCAAGGAATGTTGCTTGTAGTCCAGTCAATGCCAGTTTGTTTCTTAGCAATGGAATTAACTGATTAGGTCTGAAATCAACACCAACCAACGCACCAGCGGCTGCAAATACATCTGCTGTCAGGTCTCGATGCTCAAGCGTTCTGGTTTCGCCACGAACAAAAGCTCGTTTCTTTTCTTCGTAATCTTCAACACCAGACCAGTCACCCATTAAATCAAGCGGCAGATAATGCCCTCGTGGTGCGACTTTTAGACGGCTCTCCACATCTTGAGATAGTTCAAGTTCAAAACCCGCGTTATCCCTATCTTTCTGGGTTGCATCCTTTGCAATAGCGCGAATCAGTTTCATAACTGAATACTCCCGCACTTCTTTTCCACTCATGCCAGATTTGTCGTTGGCATCCTGGTGAAAGTCACCAATCCGTAATGACCTTTCACAAGCCTTTTGCTGCTCGCAAATATCACCGATGGCCGCTTCAAGCTCTGTGAGTTCAGTCAACTCATCAGAATTCAAGTCCCGCTTTTCCATTTCACCGGCAAGGTCAGAAGCGCGTTGGCGCTTTTGCATTTCCTGATCTCGCAAGGTCGAAAGTTTTTGATTTAGATCTGGCATAACCTTATCTCCAATTACTAATTGTGTTGTGATCCGACCTACGCGGATTCAATATTTTGTAAACGCTTTCGTAACTCTATTGCTTTGTCCTTTCTGACAATCTCTAATCGCTGTTCTGCAATCAATTCCATTGCCCTTGTCAGGATTTGCCCGACTTCGATATGCAATGTAGCACCTGACGAATTCATGCGCTCGACGCAACGCTCTATCAGTTCGTTGATGTCGGTCTCCGGATTAGCTAACTCAGCTGCAAATGCACTGGATTTGTCTGTGAATGCGTTCAGCTTTCGCAATGCAACCTCAGTGTCAGGGTATGCAGCGAATGTGACTGGTGAAACATCAAGCAACTGGTCCACCTTGATAATTGTCCTGGTGACTAAACCGTCCCTGTCCTCTTCCCAGGTATCCTCTCCAACAAAAAACCCAAATGAGCTTTGATCAATGTCACCTCTTGAAATAGGAGTCAGCACCATGTCTCTGACTAGCTGCGTGTCAGGAGGATCGATTTCATATCTCAATCCAATATCATCGATCGAGAGTGCTAATGTGCCGCTCGATCTGCGACCTAATATGATGTCATTGTTATGGTTAAACAATCCTCTGACGTCATCCTGCATTACGTCATCGAACGCGCCGCGTTTAATGATCTCTCTGAATCCGCCCAGATTCTCTGACTTGGCTTCAAATACAGCGCCATATCCAACAATCTTTTTTGAATCCTCAGTATCACCGGCTCTCAATTCAACCTTGCGGGTGGTGATCCTTCTTTCAACTGTTCTGTCTGGCATTTTTCACCTCTTGGTAAGTTTCAACAATTGCAGACTCCTCAATATTCAGATCTGAAACGCTTGTTATCATTTGACTGAGCTGCTTGTCAATATGCCGTTTAGAGAAGTCTGCCACAAATTCAGCCGCTGTACAATCCAATCCATCTTCAATCGCTGTTGCTAATGGCATTAAATTACGCTCGATGAACTGCGGATAATCATTGTAGAACGCGCTCACCTTGTCTATATCATCACCAATTCGTTCAAGTTGGCGTCTCTCACTACTCGCCATCCTCTCTGCAACTGAGTCAACCAGGGGCGCTTCATCTGTTGGCGTTTCTTTCACATCAACCATGTTGACGGGTGTCAGAAAATCATTTAATCCATCTTCTTCCTGCAATCCTTCAAGGACTCTAACCTCATTCCTGTTCATCCAGCCATCTTGTAAAGCCTGGTGGTATGCCGTGAATCTTTCCGCTTGAGCACCCCGGAGCAATCCTTTTATATCAAATTTGAAGTGAAAGCCCCGCCGTCTCTCGCTCTCTGTCAATAGCTTGGCGTTAAGTTCTGATTCCCAGTTGGTAATGATTGGAATCATTGTATGTTTGACAAAGTGCAAATCCATTTGACTTGCATTTGTAAAGGTCGTTTTACTGAGATCCATTACAAAGGTTGGTGGCACTCGATAGAATCCACAAATCACAGTTCGGTTGAAATTAGCTGTTTCAAGTGTTTGCGCGTCATCCGGATTGATCACTACCGGCTTATAGGTCATGCCTTTAGGCAATACTGGCGTGCCGTTAGCCTGCTCCAGTGATCCGTACTGTTTCTTGAATTCCTCCAAGAACGGTGCGAGAGTGTTCGGGGCTTGGTCCGATTCTATGATTGACTTCGGACTCATTCCATTACCAAAGAATGTGCCGCCAAATGTTTGAATGGCTAACCCCAACCCTAACGCCTCTCGTGCAAGGGCAACAGGTGAATATCCGCGTATACCATCAAAACCCAGACCAGAGAAGTGAAGAACGTCTGCGGCTGGTATTGTTGCGCGTTGATGATCTCTTCTGACAGTCTGATAGACAATCGAGCCATCAACTTTTAATTCCATTGGCTCTGTTCTGTCAGGAAGTAATACTGGAAGCTCTGTTGGGAATGGTCCGTCTCGTACTATCTCACAGTATGAATTCCCCCAGCCATTACGATGACCCTCAAGAGTTTCTTTCCAGTCATAGCTTGTGATCTTTCCGGATGGGGTAAATCTCGCAATGTTGAATAGTCTATGCTTTGTGGCCAGGCGTGGACCCTTCGTCTCTTCTTTGACAAGCTCAATAGGTAAGTGAGCAAGTGACTGGCTCAACACGTTTATGCACGCATATGCATATGGAAGAGTGAGCGCCGTGTTCTCTGTGACCTTTACGCCGCTTGGGGTAAGTCCACCTTGTTGTTCAATCAACCAGCGACCAAATGCGGAAGCGTCACCTATTGTTGACTCAATCCCTCTCTGCTCTAGTGCCTTTAAAAACATCTATGTTAGCCTCAAGCCATAATAGACCACCGCCTACAATGTACCCTGCTGGTTCAAAAATAAGATACGCCCCATAAGACATCAAAGCAATTCCCGACAAATCAACTAATACGACTATGGTTTTTACACTGAAAATTATCTTGCATACCTGGGCGAAAAAATCCATCGCTCTAATTGTAGCATTTCGTATTGATTGTCTCACTCTGGCACCACTGGTAGGTGTGGTATATCCTGTCCAACCGGCTCCCATCCAGCAAAGGAATGCCGCTTCTTGATTCTCGTGTCCGGCGGAATGATTTCGGTATGATCTGATTTCTTTACCCTCTCGCCCTCTACCATCTCAAAGACAGGATGGTCTATTGCAACATAGAGAGCACCCGTGTGATCTGTTTCATCATCAGCTATCCAGTCAATCATGTCGTCATACATAACGCCCTGTGGGTAGTCAGATAGCTTGAACATGCCTTGAGGCTTGTCTTTTATGATTCGCTTCATTGTGGTAATGCTCCCACCTGTGCGGTATTGAGTTCTTTTGAGAATATCTGTACGAAAGATATGTTACCGAACCATTGACTATTTCCTATGTTATTAGACCCGATGGCAATATCACCAGTACCCATAGTTCCAACATAACTACCGGGTGACGCATCGGCTATTAACGTACCTGGGGAATAGGCTGTTAAACTAGCACCCCAAGTGCTAGCCGTTTTTTGGGGCGAATTGAATCTACTCGTTCCCGCCAAAGATTGTGAATTATTCGTACCATCGTTAATTCTATTAATTGTGTCGGCTTGTCCGCTATTCGTAAAAATGGCAAGTCCTGAAGGGTCTCTGGCAATCACCCGGCCATTGATGTCAGCAACACTCCAGTCTGTACTAACCATCGCAAACGCAGTACCAGCCACATCCAGAATATTCCCTGCATCATCATAGGTCAGTACATCAGCATTGCGCGTTATTGCTGATCCTTCTGTGAGTATTGGTGAACTGTTGAATGTTGTGTCAAGCTCTGCTTGTACGTGGCCTACTATGATTGAGCCGGTTGCAGCCACTTCTGTAGTCCCGAAAGTTGTAGTTCTTGCAGGATAATCGGTCATAGTAAGGGCTGTATTTCCAGACGTGTTGTTTTGCACCGTCATTTTTAGTATCCACCACAACCCCCCGTCTACGACTTCCGAGGTTGTTGTTCCTGTGGATACTCTATCGTTCTTTGCCCCCGTAGATGTGTTAATCTGGGTTAATAATTGCTGGAGAGTTCCGCCAGACAACAGAGCTACAAATTCAGGGAAACGACTGGTATCAGAGTCTTTTAATATCCGATGCTCAACAGAAACTACATTCCCATCGTTTGGTATGACAGCAGACATTGATACAAATTCAAAGGCTGCCCCGTCATCGTCGGTTAAGGTAGTTGCAGAGATATGTCCATCAATACCTACAGCATCAAAGGCTGCAACACTTGTTCCAGTGGGCGTCCAGCTAGTAAGATCCCTGGACCAGATATTAATATTCTGTCTCTGACCTTCAGCCCGATACCCAAATGGACCGAGAGCGGTATTGAATGAGTCAGTGGCATCGAAATCAGCGCTTTGGGCTTCAGTTACTACCCCGCTCGATACTGTGTTCCCGTTGGCGTATTTGAAATACTGGACACCATCTACCATTGCGCCGTGGAATGGGCTGGATAAAGCACCAACAGAAACAAACTCAGAAGGCGCTGTAATGGCTTGTCCTGATGTCGTTTCAAATTGAGGATGCCATATTTCTATAACATCACCCGAAGTCTGAGCGCGTATTCCTGTCCATCCTGCTGTTGTTGTAACGTTAGCATCTTTCACTGACATCCTCTGCCATGATGATGTTATTGTTATAGTTTGCCACCCCCCATCCGCGTTTATAATTTGCACATTTCCTGTGCCCGAAACTCTACGCACAAACCACGACATAACCGCTGTTTGTTCGTCTGCGGATATAGTTACAGCATCTTTAATTTCCCCATCTGCCCCCGTTGCTGTCAAAGTATAGGCTGTTGAGCCTCCATCAGGATCAGTAGCGCCTACAACTGAGGTCGAATTTGATAACGTCCATCCTGCCCCAGCAGTTAAAGTTTCACTATCAACAACCAGATTCTCAACCCGCCGCGCACCATCAAACCTCACCTCTCCCGACAATACAGCCTTGACCAATCCTTCAAAATCAGTGAATGTCGCTGTAGTAGCTCGGGTGAATGTGGCTAATCGGGATCCCCTGGCGACAAGAGGCACAACGGTTGTTTGTAAAGGAAGCGACAAGCGTAGTTGCAATGACTGCTCCCGCCTGTCACCTATTACGCTATGAGCTGGCGAGAATGCAATCTCCCTTATAACCGGGCGTGCTAAAATTGGCATCTAGTCGTTACCCTGGCCGTTGATCCATAGATTCAGATCTGTGGACGCTCCAACGCTGGCCATCGTCGCCCATACATAGTTACCAGCTGGTACTTGTACAGCAATCATTCCGTCGTCTGTGAAAATCAGGTCCGTAAGCAATACCCCGTCATTACCAGTGGCCGGATCAGAAACGGAGAGGAATACAGAAAGTGTTGCAGTGTCCCATGTACCGTATGCCTGTACTGTCAATTCTCGACCTGTGGCAACTATCTTGTTGTCGCTCGTTGAATCATTCGCTGTTTGGTTGGTAAATAGCTTTTCCAATGGGTTTGCTCCTCGTGCTGTTCTATTATGGCAACTGGAAAGTCAGATTGACAGTCAAACCCTTTGCTGCTGTACCGGAGTGTACTGCGTCAACATCAAACCGGAGCACGTCACCAGCAGTGATGTCATCTTGTGCAGCATCAATCACTGCTGGTACAGCTGCGGTTGTCGATGACGGCTCAATCGTATCAATAGAAATAACAGTTGAAAGCATATCGGCTGTCTGGGTCAGGTTGTGTATTTGCACATCAAGCTGGCCTGTAGTTCCCACAACACCATTTGTAGCTGACACTGCAACAAGATTCATACCAGCTATTTCTGCTGGTGTATTCCAGTGCTGTTTTCCGTCACCTGTTGCGGTGTCTACAGCAGGTCCAAACACGCTGACTGAGAAAGTTCGTTTACCGAGATTTGATTCCGCATATGTGTCCGGTGTAATTGTCCTGGCGGCGTCCGTTCCTGTATTAATCTCAGCAGCTGTTGCTAGCTCGGATACACCCTCAGCTGACGTTGTCGCTGTAGAATTCCCGCCAGAGTCAATATGATCTCTTAGCAAATTCCGGATATCAGCAACAGTTGCATATTCATGCCCATTTGTTCCTGGCATTATTGCATCCAACTTAGTTTTCATTGCTGCTCTTGATAATATCGCCATTTGATATCTCTCCTATATGGTCAAAATTGTGGGATCAAAGCTTCCATCGTCTGATGTCATAGACCTACCCAGCGCCATGACTCCCGCAACAATACCGTCAATTTTCTTTTTCTTGTCTTCTTTTCTGGGTTTGCTGTTGCCGTTGGTGTCTCGTTTTGCGCGGAAGTTTGAAAGCATCCAATTAAGAACCGGGTGGTTCGGGTGGTGTAGTCTCTGCGATTTAACAGCCGCTTCGAATTCGTCCATTGGGTCAGTATACTGTTGTATGGTTTGTGGAAATGTCACTATCTCAGCGCCATGATCTTGTAACTCTTGCTCAAAGCCTGCGCTCCTGTAAGGGTCAATTACAAACTCGTCGATGTTGTATAAGTCGAGATCTTCGCTCATTTTCTTCTTGACTGCAATAGTATCGATCTCATTTCCGGGCGTACAGATCAGAAATTCTTTCCAGCTTTCGGTGAGGTCGTTGATTCTTTCGGTAGGTAACCATATGTCAGGGAACCAGTAATAGTGGCGCTTTCCGTCCAAATCTTGATAGAAACACTTGATACTGGCAGTGAAGTCAATCCGGCTGGACAGGTCAACACCCATCTTGCAAGGCATCGTTATGAAATCTTCAATCCGCATTTTTGTATCAGCACACTTCAACCATTCGTCATATGGAATGAAAGGTTCTGTCTGTCCAACCCACAAACAAAGATGCTTGATTTTAAAGTGACCTTCGTCTTTCGGTGCCCTTGCAGCTTGAGCTTGCTGTGTTTTCAGCCACTTAAGGGAAACGCTGACATTGACGTTCGGGTTTGCCATAATCAGAGCTTCTTCTGTTTTCCAGAAATTGGCATTGAATGCGTCTTCCTCTTCCTTAGAATCGAAAGTGAGCTGTTTTGACTCGATGTACGATTCGGAGTCACAAGTGTAGATCATCACAAAGGTTGAATCGGCGTGATCATCTGTCAATACACCGTCAAGTATCTGAATACACTCTTCTCGTTTCTCATGGCATGGACCACCAATATTATCACCAGCTGTTGTGATGACGTAAAGAAGCGGTTGTTGTCTGGCACCCATCCCAGTCTGAAATGTTTTGTATAGATCGTCTTTTTTGTGTTCGTGATATTCGTCTACGATACCGCAATGAGGCGATCCACCATCACCAGGATCACCGATCACTCGTTGAAACATTGAGTTGTCTGAACTTCTGAATATAGATCTGGCGTGTACTTCAAGATCCAGGTGTTCTTTTAGCTCCGGATCATTGTTGAGCATAGTTTTGGCTGGGTCCCAGACGTAAGATGCTTGCTTCTCGCTGGTTGCACCACAATATACCTCAGCCCCTGGCTCTCCGTCTTCTGCCAACATAAACAGAGCAACTCCGGTTGCATCTATGCTTTTACCCATTTTCCTGGGAACTTCTCCATAAACCTCATTGTATTTTCTAAAAAACTGTCCTTCTGAGTCTTTTTTCATCAATCCGAAAATATTTATGAACTTGAATTTTTGCCACGGTTCCAACTCGATACGCTTACCGGCAAGCGAGCCTTTGACGTGACTCAACTCTTCAAAGAATAAGCAGAAGTTTTCAGCAGCAACATGATCAAAATATAGATCGTCACGTTCCAGGTCATCAAAGAATCTCTGACACGCTTGCTTGATGTATTTACATGCGAGGATTTTACCTGACAGGACATCTTCCGCGTAATTGAAACCGTCTAGGCAATGGGGATAGTCACTCATGTCACCTTATTAAACCGGGTGGCGGGTTTCTTTTTGTTCTGGGTGCCGGATACATTCGGACGGGAAGACGGAGACAAACCAAACTCACCACATAATGACGAATGAAGCATTGACAACTGGCGGTGTATTGTGTGAAGAGGCGATATCATTGGGTAGCCGCTGGGCGCTTTAACAAGCCTGACGCCACCAACTTCGTCAATCAATGCCTGGTTCTTCCTTAAAGCAAACTTAACCTCAATCAACTGTTCGAACATGGAAGCGTCAGCGATGGTCAGAATTCCCGGTTCTGTCAGGATTTTTGCCCACTTGCGCCAGAGCTTCTTTCGCTCTTTGCATAGATAGGTTGGTGCCCTAAGAACTACTGTCTTGTATTTTGGTTCGTTCGGATTTGCTCGGTCTGCTCTTAAAGTGCCTTCAAGTATTTTCAATACTGTGGGCTTTTTCTTACCGCCTGGTCGTGACATTTCGATTCCATGGAATTGTCTTTAGAGCATTCTGCCACCTTTGACCCCCCTATTCAATCCTGACAGAGTGTGAAAAAACC